ATAATAATATTCCTATCGCTGTTGACGAATTTGTTTCGCATGATACGCAAGACTTTATTAATAATTTAACGCGTTATGGTGATAGAAAAATAATCGTTTATCCTGACGCAAGCGGTAAAGCAGGAAAAACAAATTCAAGCCAATCTGATATTGGCATGATTAGACAAGCAGGTTATCAACTGCAATATAATCCAGCTAATCCAGCAGTACGGGATAGAATTAACGCTTATAATGGATTGCTTTCACACCATAAGTTATTTATTAACACAGATAAATGCCCAAACTTAACCAATGCGCTTGAAACTCAAGGCTATGATGATAAATTAGAGCCAGAAAAGTTTACAGCTCACCCAGCCATTGATGATTGGGTTGATAGCAGTGGATATTTTATTGCGTTCAAATATCCGGTACTGCACAATAGACCAACATTTGCAGCAATTACAGGAATTTAAAAATGGCAGTCGATACAAAACACAGCGAGTATCACGAATATTATGAGCAGTGGAAACGATGCGAACACGCAGCAGAAGGGCAAGACGAGATCCACGAATATGGTATTAAATACCTTCCACGCCTAAGCGGTCAAAATGACGCTGAATATTACGCTTACAAACAACGCGCGTTATATTACAACGCTACAGCAAGAACGATTGACGGCTTAACGGGCATGCTATTCCTAAAACCCGAAGTCATCACAGCACCTGCAGCAATGGATAATATTATTGCAGACGTGACAATGGGCGGGTTATCACTGCATCAATTTGCTGAAATCATTAGCGAAGAAGTTATCACCATTGGACGTTGTGCCGTGCTTGTCGATTTTCCGCCTATTATAAATGCGGTTACATTAGCCCAAGCACAAGCACAAGGCGCAAGACCTTACGCAACAATGTACAATGCCGAATCAATCATTAATTGGAAAACTGGACGTATTAACAACGTTGAACAGGTAACGCTTGTTGTGCTTGAAGAAGAAAACGAGATTGCAGTTGATGAGTTTGAATCTAAATGCGAACCGCAATGGCGCGTTCTTGATTTAGGCGATGGTGGAATTTATCGTCAACGTGTTTTCAGAAAAGACAAACGCGGTGAGTTTATTTTAGTGGATGAAATTTACCCACAAATAAACGGCAAAGCATTAAACAAAATACCGTTTGAGTTTTTTGGCGTGCGTGACAATTCACCATGCGTGGATAAACCTCCATTGCTTGATCTTGTCGATGTGAATTTATCGCATTACAGAACCACAGCCGATTATGAACATGGCTTGCACTTTACTGGACTACCAACACCCGTTGTGACAGGCTATTATTCAGACGATAAAAGCGCGTCACTTCGTATCGGTAGCGGCACGGCATGGTTATTGCCAGACCCGCAATCAAAAGCATTTTATCTTGAATTTACAGGGCAAGGCTTAGGCGAATTGCGTGAAGCATTGCGATCAAAAGAAGCAATGATGGCAACGCTTGGAGCGCGAATCTTAGCACCTGAAAAACGCGCAGCAGAATCAGCGCAAACGGCTAATATTCACCGCTCAAGTGAAAATAGCGTACTTGCTTCAATTTCACAATCAATTAGCATTGGATTGACGCACGTCATGGAGTATTTGCGCGATTGGTCGGGCGTAACTGGTGATGTTAAAGTTGAGCTAAACCGTGATTTTATTCCAAACTCAATGACAGCTCAGGACTTGGATAGTTTAGTTAAAAGTTGGCAAAGCGGAGCTATTTCACATCAAACTTTATTCGATAACCTTGTCGCTGGTGACATTATCACGCAGGACGTATCGTTTGATGATGAGATGGAGCGCATTGCAGTTATGCCTGCTACTGGTGGGTTAATGTAATGGAAGAATCAGCAAACACGCAACTGCGCGATAAAACGATTGCACATGAAATTTATTTGCAGCGATATTATTCATCAACAAGTAAAAAGGTCATGGACTTGTTGCGTGTTGTTGAAAAGGATTTAGTAAAGCAATTAAAAACGCTCGACCTTGATAACCAAATGACAATTCCACAGATTGACGCGCGTTTGGAATCAGTGCGGGCGATTTTAAATGAAGGTTATGATTTAGCCGGTAAAGAGTTAATTAGTAACATGAAAGACGCGGCAGTTTACGAACAAGAATGGCAAATCAAAGCTATTGATGATTCAACGCCTGTTGTGCTTGATATGGTAGCGGTTGCGCCTGTGACGTTATTTGCTGCGATTGAATCAAAACCGCTGCAGGGAAAACTGATCAAAGAATGGATTGATAAATTAGATCAAGATAGTTACACGCGCATACAGGACGCTGTGCGTATCGGCTTAGTTGAAGGGCAATCTTACAGTGACGTGGTTAAGCGTATCACCGGCACGAAAGCACTGCAATACACTGATGGCATTAACTCACTTAACGCACGTCAAACGCAGGCATTGGTATCAACTGCAATGGCACACGCCACCAATACAGCGCGTGATGAGTTTTATCAAAACAATAATGATTTGTTTAGCGGATTGCAATGGGTAAGCACACTCGATGGTCGGACTACTTCAATATGCCAAGCGCGTGACGGTAAAGTCTATCCGCTTGATAGTGGCGTTAGACCTCCTGCACATTTTAGATGTAGATCGGCAATGGTCAGCGTTTTAAAATCATGGCAAGCGTTAGGCATTAAAAACCCTGATGGTCGCACACGCGCATCGATGGATGGGCAAGTTGCGCAAACCGAAACTTATCAAACATGGCTAAAGAAAAAACCAGAGGCGTTTCAAGATGAAGTGCTAGGAAAAGAAAAAGCGCAATTATTTCGTGATGGAACGCCATTAGATAGGTTTGTTGATGCAAGCGGTCATACTTACACACTTGAACAATTAAAGAAAATTGAAAAATAAACCAGTAGTCAAGTAATCCTTGACAGCTGAACATTTATAAATCAATTAGTTAGTTAAAATATTTTCAAGGTGTTTATTTTTTTTAATTGATGTTTATTATCTTATGCTGTATAAATGCGACAAACACTCGCCATGTGTTTATTCTAGTGTCGTTGGTGTTACACCTTTCATCAGCGGCACACCTTAATTTGCAAGGAAATAGTCATGTCATTTTTTGATAATATTGTTCATAAGGTTTCAGACGGTGCTAAAAAAGCAGTCGATGAAGCAACAAATGCAGTTGATGATATTTCACACGGTGACATTATCGGTGCGGCAGAACACGTTGAAAATATCCGTGAAATCCCACAAGATACAGCGATTGAAATTATTAAAGACGCAATTTAGATTTTATTAACGATGGCAGAGCCGTCAACCACAACCCAGAGGGTTATATGTCAGAAGAATTAAGTATTGCAGAGCAAATTAAAGCCGCAGTTGATGAAGCAACAAGCGGACTTGCAAAGAAAAACGGTGAACTTTTAGCAGAGCTGAAAGAGGCACGAAAAGGAAAGCAAATAGATCCAGCGGAATTGGATAAACTACAAAACAAAATTGATGAGTTAGAAAACAATCTAACGGCATCACAAAAAACAATAAAAGATCAGCAAAAAGCATTTGAGCAAACTAAAGCCGCATTAGATTCAGAAAGTGGGTTTACATCTAAATTGCTTTTAGATAATGGTTTGACAGACGCATTAGTTAAGGCTGGTGTTGCCACACCATTTTTACCTGCGGTCAAAGCTATGTTATCATCACAGGCGAAAATTGCTATTGATGGCGACACACGCAAGGCAGTTATAGGCGACAAAGATTTAAGCGCGTTTGTCACAGAATGGGCGACCAGTGATGACGGCAAACATTATATTGCAGCACCACAAAATAATGGTGGTGGCGCAAGTGGTGGAAGTAATAGCACTGGACAACAAGTTGTAAGCCGTTCAACGTTTGACAATATGTCACACCCAGAGCGGGCAAGTTTTGCAAAAAGTGGCGGCAAAGTTACAGAGCAGTAGTTAAGCGATTGTTTATAAAAAACAGCCGCTAGATATATCCAATTATGATATAATAACTACTCCTAAACTTAGCTGGAGTAGTTTTCATGATTGGTGGAATTTATAAAATTCAAAATGTTGTTAATGGTAAATGCTATATCGGTTCAGCAAAATCATTTAAAACACGTTTTCGAAAGCATAAAAACGTTTTAGTTAAAAACGCCCATCATTCAATAAAACTTCAACGCTCATGGAATAAGCATGGCGAAGATGCTTTTATATTTCAACCTATTATTATTTGCAAACCTAAAGATTTATTATTTTATGAACAACAAGCTATAGACGCTTATAATTCGTATTATAAAGGCTATAATGCAACTATTAGAGCAAGTAGCGCGATAGGCGTAAAACGCTCAGACGAAACAAAAAATAAAATTAGTCTTGCCAGAAAAGGAATGAAACTATCAGATAAGCATAAAAAAGCTATATCTGATGGCGGAAAAGGAAGAATACATAGTGATGAAACAAAAGAAAAACTAAGATTAGCACATACAGGAATAAAAAAAACACAGTCTCATGTTGAAAAAATGAGACAAGCAAATTTAGGGAAAAAATACAGCAATGAAACAAAAGCAAAAGTATCTGCTAGTTTAATTGGAAATAAAAGAGCGTTAGGAAACGTGTTATCGGCTGAAACAAAAGAAAAAATGTCGATAGCTCACAAAGGTAAAGCGCAATCACCCGAATGGGTTGAAAAGCGAATTGCAAAAAGATTAGCGACAATAGCCGCTAAAAAACTTCAAATCAAAGAGGAACTATCATGAGTAATGTGCTCAACAATTTAGCTAGTGACATATACAAAGCGGCAGACGTAGTCGGTCGTGAATTAGTTGGTTTTATCCCTTCATCTACCATCAATGGTGATGCAACAATCCGCGCTGCAAAAGGCGACACAATCCGTGCGGCATTTACTCGCACACCAAGCGTTAACACTTCGTTTGCGCCTTCAATGACAATTCCTGAAGGTACAGATCAAACCGTTGACAACAAAACAATGACGCTTGATTCTTACGCTTCGGTTCAGATTCCTTGGACTGGTGAAGATATTAAACACGTCAACAATGGCGCAGGCTATGAAACCATTTATGGCGATCAAATTGCCCAAGCAATCCGCGCATTATGCAACAAAATTGAACAAGATTTATTCTCGGCTGCTTACAAAGGCGCATCACGCGCTGTAGGTTCAGCAGGCACTACACCATTCGCGTCTAACTTCGACACTATTGCGCAAGTGCGTCAAATCTTAGTTGATAACGGCTGCCCTACTGATAATCAAATTTCATTGATTATGAACACAGCGGCTGGCGTTAAATTGCGCAACCTTGCAGCACTTCAACAAGTTAACACTTCAGGCAATGAAGCGTTACTCCGCCAAGGTACTTTGCTTGATTTGCAAGGCATCATGATTAAAGAATCGGCTGGTATTACTACGCACACAAAAGGCGGTGGTGCTTCTTACGTTACTTCTGGCTCAACTGCTGTTGGTGTTACTGATATTGCATTGGTGACAGGCACAGGCACAGTATTAGCGGGTGACGTTGTAACATTTGCGGCGGATACCGTTAACAAATATGTTGTTGGCACTGGCGTTGCAGCTGCTGGTACTATTTCATTAAATGCACCAGGCGCACAAAAAGTTATTGCTACAGCTAACGCTTTAACAGTTGGCGACTCTTACACACCAAGCGTTGCGTTTCATAAATCAGCCGTTGAGTTAGGCATGCGCCCACCTGCAATGCCAAACGGTGGTGATTCTGCTGTTGACGTGATGACAGTACAAGACCCAACAAGCGGTTTAGTATTTGAAATTGCAGTTTATAAAGGTTATATGAAAACTATGCTTGAAGTGCGTTGTTTGTATGGCGTAAAAGTATGGAAACCAAACCACGTTGCTACGTTGCTCGGTTAATTTTTCTAGGGGGTTCGCGTTCGTTCCTGTTCGCGTTCTCCCGCCTTTATTTATGGCGGACTTATGAAGCATTACGTTTGCAAAATAGCAACAAAACCAACTACGGTCACAGCGGGTACGGTTTATCAGGCGTTTGTTAATACCGATGAAACGTCACTGCGTATCACAAAAATGCACATTCAGCTAGATAGCGCAGACGCGGGCGGCAATGGTAATTCAGTTTATGGGTTTGCTCGCATTAAAGGCACACCAACAAGCGGTACAACATTAACTGCAACAAAGTACGATAATCAAAACGAGCCTAGCAAAATGCTATGCTTACGCAATCAAGCGGGTTTAGATATGACAGGCGTGACGCAAGAGCCTTATTTTTTGGAACGCTCAGTTATTTCTAAATTCACTGGAAATGCGTCAACTATTGAGTTTGGCAATAATGGTGAAGGTTTTATATTGGCAAAAAATGAAGGTTTTATTATTTTTGCAGATAACTCAGTTGTTTCTGGAAGCGGAATTTACGGCATGATTGAATGGATGGAGGATTAAAATGGCGTTAATCGTTGAAGACGGCACTGGACTTGCAAACGCTGAAAGCTATGTTTCAGTAGCAGACGCGACAACCTACCATGCAAACATTGGCAACACAGCGTGGGCGGCAATTACCAGCGATGCAACAAAAGAGCAATTACTACGCAAAGCCACAGACTATATGGTGGCGCAATATCGTTTGCAATATGCGGGTTATCGCAGATACTCGACACAGTCGCTTGACTGGCCGCGATTATACGTTCCATTAATTGATTCATTATCGGCAAATGTTTTTCCGCAATATGTGGATTTTGACATTGTGCCAACCACTGTAAAAAATGCGTGTGCTGAATTAGCATTGAAATCTTACACAGCTATTTTAATGCAGGATTTAACGCAAGGCGTTATTCGTGAAAAAGTGGACGTGATTGAAGTAGAATATGACAAATATTCACCACAGCAAACACGCTATGCTCAAATTGACGCCATGTTATCCGTGTTTTTTAAACAACAAGGCAACGATATGTCTAGATCGCTGGTGAGAACATAATTTTAAAATAAAGGAATTTATATGAAACAAATTACACATGAAGATATTGCACGAGTAAGCCACCAGCTAAACAAGGCCTACTGCGAAAGCATTGGCGATAACACACAAGTTGATTTTGAAAACACACCAGATTGGCAACGTAATTCGGCAATTATTGGTGTTGAATTTCACCGCAATAACCCAAATGCAAGCGATTCAGCGTCACATGACTCATGGTTGGCAGAAAAAGTAAAGGAAGGGTGGGTTTATGGTGAAGTAAAAGACGCAGAAGCTAAAACACATCCGTGTATCGTTCCATTTAATAAGCTTCCACTAGAGCAGCAAATTAAAGATAAATTGTTTCGCCAAACGGTTCATGCGTTATTGCCGTTACTTAGTAGTTTAGCAGACGTTAACGGATAAGACATGACACTTGATGCTCGCGCTCGCTCCACAGCAGATAAATTGCTGGATAAGTTTGGCAAATCAATTACATTAACGTCAATTGTTGAGGGCACTTATGACCCAACAACGGGTGAGTTATCGGGCGGAACAACAACATCAACCAATCACACTGCCGTTATCAAAGACTATAACGGAATTGATTTTATTAGTGGCGTAGTTCAAGCAGGCGACAGAAAGGTAATGATCGCGGCATTAGGTGCACCAACGCCACAGCCAGCCGATAAAGTAACCGTTGATAGTGAAGTTTATCAAGTGGTGGCGGTTCGTCATATATGGTCGGGTGAATTACCCGCACTTT